CCTGTTGTGTCGAGGATGATTGACTAGCTAAATACTGTAATAAACTATCTTGAGAATCTGCTATAAAAGTTTTTATTGTTCCAGCAGCTCCATCTCTATATTCTATTCCTGCGTTAGTACCTGAAGGACTCCATTTAACATAAGATCCATCGGTAAACTCTACTTTAAATATTTCTGTTTTATCTATTACATGATAGTATCCTTGAGATCCTGAAAAATACCAAGATATACCTTCAGAAAAATCATAGGATTTAAATACATTATTTGTAGTCTCAAACCAAGCTCTATTAGCATTACCATTATTCCTTATGTGGTAATAGAACAAGCTATCTTGAGCAGGATAATTTCTTGTTAATGTTTGTGAAGTAGAAGTAGAACTTGTACCTTCGTCGCCTACAGTTACTACTAGTACATGATCCTCTGTAGTGGGATCTAGTAAAATGGCATTAGAAGTAACAGTAGCATTAGCAGCTTTACTCGCTTCCGATGTTTTAAAAGTCTTTTTATTACTTGATGACATTTATTCTCCTATAAAAAGCCCCCGAAGGGGCTAACTTATTTAGTATGTTTCTTCTGTGTCAGATCCTACGATTAAAAGATGAATTTGCGCTTCATCTAAATCTGCAGCAGATGTCCCAGTAACATGGGTTATTTGAAGCTTATCTGCTCCAGAACCACCTAATTTACCTGAGCTTGTAGCAAGTACTTTAGAATCTGCTTTGGAAGAAATAGCTACCATAACAGGTTCTTGTTTAAATTTTTCTTTTAGCTCAATAGAAATAACTCCAGATGATTGTGCTATTGACGCAACTTGTCTTTTAGCTGGTCCTTCTACTGTAAGAGCTCCACTTGCTTCTTTAATAATAAGTTCTAACTGTCTTATTTTTCTTTGTGTACTTTTTACTGATCTTAACATTTTTTTCTCCTTTGGTCAATCTCAAATGTAACTCCCTAAAAACCCCCAACCATTTGATTAGCTGGGGGAGAGGACCAGGGAGGATGTCCTCTTTTTTTAGCTTATATTGACAAGCCAGCGATTACACCATGAAAACATGGGTTAATGTAAACTTGTAAATAACCTCCATAACGTGCCTCATACGCATCACTATCATGCTTACGTAAGAAAACAGTTCCATCATCATCAAACCAACCGAAGTCAGGTCTGTGGTGAATATGGATGTTAGCATCATTGAGAAGATAGATTCTATCATCTTCAACAAATCTTTCAGGAAAGATACCTACAGGTCCGTCTACTGACATAAACTCTACACCTGTAAAAGAAATATCTGCTCCAGATTTAGACTTTAGCCCAGCTCTTGTAGGAACAGTATATTGTTTCTTATCTTCTAGAAGGTTAAGAATTTTTTCATACTGCTTAAAAGAGGTAACAATTAAGTTAGGTGATTTACCACACTGTTTCTTAATTTTTAACATTACTTCATTCAACATATCCGTAGATACAGCAGAAGAAGCAGCATCTTTTTGTACAGCCTTCCATCGTCTACCTACCTCAATAGTGTAGTTTTTGTTTCTTTTGTCGGCTGGAAGGTGAGCTATAGAAGCACCTAAGAAATCGCTATTTCCTGTAGCTACTTTATCTAAAGATTTTAGTCCTTCTGGATCTAGATCTTTAGAACCTTGCATGTAAAGGATATCCCCTACGTTTGCTGGTGTAGCACTAACTCCACTAATACCTGCATCTTTAATAGTGATTTGCTTGTTATCAGGATCAACTTTATCTATCTCTACTAATCCGCCTGAACCAGCTTGAATCAAATCTCTTTCTTCAAAATTTGCTTCTTTAAAATCACTGATAGTAAGAACTTGAGGTAAAGCAGCTTGATCTTTAGCACTTACTGTACCTAGCTTACCAGACCCATCAGAAAACAATGCACGAGACATGTTTCTCATAAATGACTCAACACCTTTTTGAACTACTTCTTTTGTAGCTCTAACAAATGCACCTTCATCAGAAAGAGAAGCTTTAATAGTTTCTCTATCTACTTCTACTACAGCATACATTTTTGTAGATGTTATTTGAGCATCTGCATACATAGCTCTGTTAGCTTTTGGTAAAGATCCAGAACCAACACCACCAGCAAATGATTGTGGAATTGCAATAGATAATCTCTTACCTGTAAAATTATAAGATTTTTTTACTCGCCCTAAAAGTACGTTGGCTGAGTTATATACATTCTCAGAAAGCTTTTCGTACTTAATCTTAAATAGAGCTGAGACATCATTCAAATTGAATGTTCCATCTGGCATACTCATTTTTTAACTCCTTAGTTAATTAAGTTTATAAATCATCAAAATCTATATACGTTTCCTTAGATCTTGACTCCTTTTTTGTTTCTTTAGGCATTGCCTTTTTAGAAACTGTTTTAGATGCTTGTTTAACCATGTCACCATAAACTTCTTCCACGATCTCCTTCAAGTCGTCGTTATCAAAAGATGGGTTCTCCATAATCACCTTTTGAAGACTTTCAACTACCTGGTCTTGATCTGCAAGTTTAGGACTAATACTTTCTAAGATAGAATCCGCTCTGGAGAAAGCTTCACTGTGCATATAATACTCAGCTACAGCTTGCGGATTAATATCTCCTTCGTATTCAGAATCCATTAGTTCTTGGTAAGCATTTTCAAACGCTTCATCTGTCATACTATGAGCTTCCTGGACATTAGCAATTTCTAGTTCAAGTTCCTTTAAGGATTGCTCTTTCTGAGATTGCTCTTGTGCAGACTCTTGTTGTTTGAGAAGATACTGGTTTTGTGCTTGTAGCTCCTCATTTTGTAATTCCTCATGCGACATTATCGCTCTTCGCTCAACTTCAGGTGCGATCTGTTTTAGAAGTTCCCTCTGAAATTCATGAGGCTTCATACCAGAAAATTCTGCGAAATATGATAATGCACCTAAGGCATCATTGTTTTTCATTTTTTCAGCAAACCCATTAATATAATTATTTATATTATCTATTTGCTTATTATAGTCTTGTACTTCTGTTTCAAAATCTTTCTTTTGGCTAGAAAATTCTTGAAATTTTTTATCGTAAGATACTTTACCACTATAATTATTTAATAGCTCTTGTAACTCTACAGCTACTTCTTCTCCATCAACTTTGTGAGTGAACGTAGCGTTAGCTGCGATTTCCAGGTCTTCTTCTCCGTATTTCGCAATGATTTTTTTAATTTCCTCTTGAGCCTTTTCTTCTGAAGCTTGAATCTCTTCTCCGCTACTTTCTTCTTTAGGCTCTGGTTTGTTCTCTTTTCCCTTACTCTGATTTTTAGCTTCACTTAGGATTTCTTCTCCTGTTTTAGTACTTGTAAGCTCATCAAGTTCGTTAAAATCTAATGCACCTACGTCTTCATGTGCGTCTGGTGATAGAGTAACTTCTTCATTTACTTCTTGTTCATTACTTTTAATTGCTTCTTCACTCATTATTTCTCTCCCTTTTGATCTATTTCTGAGTTATCTTCTCCAGGAATTACTCCTGATATAGGTAATCCTTGATTTGCTTCTCCTTGTACTATTACACGTTGTTGTTCTGCTGACATAGGCGTGAATCCATTTGGAAAAATTGGAAACAACGCTAATTCTGCTAATTTTGCTTGAAACAATGGATTAGCTCTAGCTTTTTCCACCATTAAAAATTCGTGTATAGCAATATGCTCCATTACTTTTTGTCTATACTCTGGAGGACATTCTTCTTTAAATGTACGTTCTTGCATAGCTTTAGTATGCACCTTCCAGTGTACAATATGATCTTCAAACTCTTCAGGATCTCCAACTGGTCTACCAGCCATCATGTCTTCGTTTTCAGACTCAGCAGCTCTGACTGCTACTGTAATTAAACTATTCATTTTTTCTGTATCTGCTAAATCTAGAAGATCCATCCATCTTTCATTTGATAGCAAATCAGGCTTCATTTGCATTATTTCAATAATACGCTGTACTTTACCTGCTTTACTTTCTGGTAAGCCAGATCCTAGCTCTAATCTTACATCATAATTTTTATAAAGATTAGCAGTATCAAAATGTCTAATTGCGTATTTGTTATTTTTTCCAACAATACGTAACATGCGTCCGTCATCAGGTTCATAATAATCTCCTGCTACAGCTATTGTCATTTTTGCTAAGTCTTTAATCATGTCGTTGTGTTTAATAACTGTAGTACTGTTTCTTTCTTGTTCTTGTTCATTAAGAAATTGTAAAGCTACTGCTGCAGTAACTCCTTTAGGAGGCGTTCCTCTTGATACTCCTTGAATACCGTATATTTGCCCCATTTCTTCACGCAACATATTTCTGAAAGTGTATGCTTCTGGAGGATTAGGTTGCGTTTGAATCATTTGAGGAGGAGTAGGACCTTGGTACTGTACTATAGTATTATCATTACCTAAAGATTCAATCTTACAGGCACCTCTAGGCATTACCCACTTAGCATGTCCCATCATATAAATATTTTTAGCCAGTAGTGTAGATAGATTGTCGTGCATGTTTTGAATAGGTCTTACCATTTCATATTGAGATACACCGTTTAGTTGTTCAGGTACGTCCATGTCAGTTATTCTAACTACAGGTAACATACCATGACTAAAAGGTAGCTCTTTCATTTCTAATATAGCACTTTTTGTAAACTTAACATAGTACCCCTCTGGACAATGTTTAGTTTTTTTATGATAAAATTCATAAAAAACTGTTTCTTCTTCTAGAAAATGTTCTGATAAGTTATCTGCATTATATGACTTTACGTTAGCATTACTTTTTAGTTTATCTGCTGATAAAGGATAATCTTTTTTAAGTGTTTCTGTAGATTCTACACCTACTCTAAAACAGTATTCTACTTTGTCCATACTTGGCTGTCTTTGTAAATAAACTCTCCAAGGAACTTCTATAGTATAATCTACATCGCCTATTTTTACAGGTTTATCAGGAGATATTTTCATAGGATTCCCATCCATATCAAATATTTGATTACCTTCGTCATCTAAAAAATTTAAATCTATGCCTAAATCCCTAGCTTTAACATATAAAGGATGTAAATCTCCTTTTTCTTTATCCCACGTTACAAAACAATAAGACTCTCCAAAAATAAACGCATTACGCAGCATTTTTTGTCTAATTTCGTCTACATTGTTTATATACCATAAATGGTCTACTAAATACTTAACAGCTTTTGCTGCATTTCTGTCTTCATACTCATCATTTGTAGGTAGTACATTTACTGCTGGTTTTAATCTAGATAGTTGAGATATACGTGTTTCAGTCATATCATGAAGGTGGTTAACAATAAATTTATTAACCCTATTTAGGAATTGTCGCTCTGATCTTCGCAAATCCGTACGCTTCATTGTAGAAACTGATCCTCTATATGTCTCTAGATTTTTTCTCATTCTAGCATTTCTGCTTACTGCTTGTTTTTCTAATGTTTCAGATACTTTAACACACCATTTTAATAGTTCTTTAGGATCTTCTTTATTAATTGCATGGAAAGGCTTTACATTGATCTTATCTGGACGATCATCCGCTAACTCATCAAAATAACTCATTCATGCTCCTATATTATCTGATAATAGTCTTCTTCTACTTCTTCTTTGTGCTCTTTATTTATTTCATCTATTTCCGATGAAGCCTCATCTATTTTATTAGCAATAGGTTCATCTATAGGCATAAATTGTACGGTATGTGTTTGTTTTTCCAAACTTTTAACCAAAATCAGAGCATACAGAGTAAAAGGTAACAGAATTGCCGTTAAAATGCA